AGCCCCCCCGCTTCTCAATACTAAGCCCTAAACCAGCAATCTAGCTCCGCATCTTACTGCTCCTCAACATGACCGCCTTCTTAGCACCCGCTCTGAACTCAGTTCGCAACTACCTTGGTGAACTCTTCTCCCATAGAGAAACTCAACAAGCTGTTTTCTCCTCCTCCGAAGCTCACGGCCTCCCACTACCCGCCGACTCCGACCTCCGCCGCTATGAATTTTCATCCCGCGACAAAGATCTCGAAGAATACTTCACAACCGAGTTCCAACACAACGTCGAACAAGAAATCACTGCTATTCGCACCCGCAACAAAGCAAAAGCCGAATCCTTCGATCTCTACACACCCTCCGACCCCACTGAACTCCCAGATCACAGAACACCTGCTCCTGGACTCATCGCACTCCCCTACCGCTATCACAAGACAAATCCCACCTATGCAACCGAAGAAGTTCCCGAAACCGGATACGAACTCCATCCCCTGCTCGTTCACCTCATCCGCAACAAGTACCCCGTCTATCAGAAATACACTGACAGATACTGCCGCCCCCTAGGCACAACCGACGCCACGTTCAGTGACTTCAACCGCCCCCAAGTACCTTCTGCTCCAATCGAAGAACATCGCAAATGGACTATCCTCTCACTCATCCAACACTTCCTTCAATGTACTCCATATCGACCAATCCACTTCGTCGACACCCAGTACGACAAGCGACCTCTCCACACTGGCACCGGATACTTCAACCGTAATTCGCCATTCACTCGCATCCATGCATCCTACTCTCATGTAAAACAATACGCCCTGAAAACATTCTCCAAAGGTTACTACTTCAATACAACCATGGAATACTCACGTTCTTTCATTCATCTCATCAAGAAATTCGGACTCCCTTTCCGCATTAGCAACATCTCTCCCACTGACCGCATGACCCAGCTAAAAACCTTCTTCTTAGAAAGACCAACTCTCCTTTTCACTCGTAATCACATCTCCGATCGTGATGGAAATCTCAAACAAAGACCCGTCTACGCAGTCGATGATCTCTTCTTGATTATCGAATCTATGCTCACCTTTCCTCTTATGGTTATGGCCCGACTTCCCAACTGCTGCATCCTCTACGGACTCGAAACCATTCGTGGCTCGAACCGCTACCTTGACGCACTTGCACGCTCTTTTACTTCCTTCTTCTCTATCGACTGGTCCCAATATGATCAACGGCTACCACGTGTCATCACTGACATCTACTACACCGATTTTCTGGAATCACTCATCGTCATCTCACACGGCTACCAACCCACTGCCGACTACGCATCCTATCCGGATCTCACCCCTGACGCTCTCTTCTCAAGAATGGACAATCTCCGACATTTCCTCCACACCTGGTACAATAACATGGTATTCTTAACCGCTGACGGTTATCCTTACCTCCGCACCTCCTGCGGCGTCCCTTCTGGACTGTTCAACACACAGTACCTCGACTCATTCGGCAATCTCTTCCTCATCATTGACGGACTTCTTGAATTCGGCATTCCCCCCTCCGAAATCATCAAGATCGTTCTCTTCATCATGGGCGACGACAACTCAGGCTTTACGCACTGGGAACTCTCTCGTCTCGAGGCCTTCCTCACATGGTTCGAAGCTTACGCCCTCCGCCGCTACAACATGGTGCTCTCGAAGCTGAAATCCATCATCACCGCAACTCGTGGCAAGATTGAAACTCTTAGCTACCAATGCAACTATGGTGATCCCATCCGCCCCAAAGGCAAGCTGATCGCACAACTTTGCTACCCGGAACATGGACTTGAACTCAAGTACCAATCCGCACGCGCAATAGGCATCGCTTTCGCCGCCGCTGGCATGGACGTTGAACTTCACAACTTCTGTCGTGACGTTTACTGGACTTTCCTTCCCTACGCCGATCCCGTGACCCCCGATACTATGATCCAAGTCTCGAAATACCTCCCTGGCCAATTCAAAATCCTTGACGCTTACCAAGAGCTCATTGATCTGAC